GTATCAGAAGCAGACGCAGATACTATAGAAACATTTTTAGATGCAAGAGCAAATGATAGTGCTAGTTTTGACTATCAACCACCAGGAGAACCTAGTTCATCTAAATTTGTATGTGAAGCATGGAGTAAGTCAATTCCTTTTGTTAATAGAGCTACAATCCAAGTAACATTCAGAGAGGTATTTGAACCATGAGTACTGCTCTTGTTTTTAGTGAAGCTCAAAAAATAAACCCATCAGCAATTATTGAACTATTTACGCTGCAATTAAGTCAGTCTTTTCACAACGATACCTCAATATACAGGTTTCATGGAGGTTCAAATTTAAATAATAATGGCGAAATTGTATGGGCAGGAAATTCATATAC